CTTCTAATATTATCTAGCTTTTCTTTTGTAAAATAACTTTGCCATAATGGAACACCATCAACAATTGCTTTTTTATATAATACTTCCCAAGCAGACTTTCTGTTTTCTTTTTCTGCTTGTAAGAAACCGTCATAAACTCCTTGTAAAAAAGAATCATAATGAACAATAGTACCAATTAACCAAATAGAACCTTCATTTGCTTTTGAGTTTTCTAAAGCTGGTTCTACAGTTGACATAACCCATTCTTTAATTTCTCTTCTACGTTCAGGTGTTTTAGTATTTAACTCTGATTCAAAGTCGTCTAAAATAATATTAGTATAACGTAATCCTAATTGTGAACGACCACGCAAACGTTGAGATGTACCTTTTGCAATTACCCTATCACCTCTAGCAGTAGTAAATTCTTTTTCAGTCCATTTACTTCCTTTTAAGTCACCAAAGTAATATTGTAATGCTGGATTCATATCAATATGATTTTGAATATATTTGATATGGTCTATTGCCTGAGATTGTTCTTCAGATACCCAAGCAATAAATTCTTTCTTGTCAGGTGGATTAAAATAGAGTTTATATAATAATGCTGTTTTAGCTAATGTTGATTTTGCGTGACCACGCGGCAAGATAATACAAAGTCTTTTATCTTCACCTAATAACAAGTTACTTAACTCATATTGATAAGGAGCTGGTGTTGATTTCATAAAGTCTTCTGGTAAAAACATTTGACCAAAAGTAACAATATCTTTTCTTGCTAATTCTAATGCTTGTTCCTTTGCAGATAAATCTGGAGGAATAATATTAAAAATCTCTGGCTTCTTCGTCTCTGTATTCTTTTTCATATACTCTATCCATCATAACTAATGTTTTACGTGATAACCAATCACCATCAGGTACTTCAGTAAACATACTTGAACTTTGCCATAATAATGGACCAGCTACATATACCCAACATCTTTCTTTCTCTTTTGTATCATCTAATATGACATCAGCTGTGGTTCTGATATATAAACCATCTCTAATGCCTTCATACATATCATATTGATTTAAGTCATCTTCAGTAACATCAACCAATTCTACAACGGCACCTTTACCTTTTGTATTTTTAATTAATGCTGGAAATGATTTGGTACCAGGAAATACAAGACTGAACCCTTCTATTCGTCCTGTATCTGGATATCCACGTCTTAATGTGCCATAAACTGCTAGTCTCATGCTTCTCCTATCTGTTGTGGTATTCCTATCTCTGTAATATTAAAATCAGTATTATAGATAGTTAAACAATTAAAACATTTAATATGTGTAGTATCATTTGCTTTTTTATTCCAAATATAAACAGCAGTTTTCTTTAGTTTATAAGAACAAATATGGCAACGTTTACTTTTCGCTATCTCTTTTAACTTCAGCCAGTTTTTCGTATTTAGATTCTTGAATTGCATTTAATTGCTCCTTTGTAAAACCTTGGAATACTGTAACAGATTCAGTTGTCTTTTCTGTATCCATCATTCCAGATATTTTCATTAATGTATTTAGTGCTGTTAATTTATCTCTATCCGAAGAATCTCTCTTGTCAATAATATTTCTCATTTCTTCTAATAGATACTTAGGAGTAATTTCAGCTTCATTCAAATATCTATCTATTTCTTCTCGTATCAATTCTTTTACTCTCTCTGTCTTTAATAATAACTTTGCTTGAGACTTTGCATATTCTTCATTCTTGCTTGGAAAAGCCTTCATATAAGCTTCTACAACGTCATCACCTTTTGCAACATACTTACCAAATAAAAATTCTTTATCAGTAACATGTTTTCTGTTTCTTTTCCTTACTGTAGGAGATTCTCCATCAGTAGCAAAAGTATGCATATTTGTTTTCATATCGCCTTCAATATAGACTTTAGGACTACAAATATACGAACCCATAATCGTTCTAATATAGGTACTTGCATTTTTTCTATCTGACTTCTTCATTACACCAAGATATAATACTTGGCATACTTGTCCATCATCAGTTTCTATCCAATCACCTTTATTAGAATGACGCCAATCAGTAACTAAGGATACATTTGGTTGGTATCTTCGAAACTCATCGACGTCATCATATAAGTAATGAGTGACACCTTTTACTATACGTTCTCTCATAATTTACTTATTTTTCTTCTTTTTCGTCAACTTCTTTATTGTCTAACTCATCAGTAACAAATCGAACATAATTATTAGCAAGAAATCTTAATTCGTTAGCTTGTTGTTCTAAACGCATTAATTGTCCAGCTAATTCATTTGCTCTATTGTACTGTGCTTTAGCTTCATCAGTTAACTCTGAATACAAGAACTTATATTCTTTATCATCTTTCATGATAGTCAGTTTTTGTTCTTTATCACTCATTTTCTTTTGCCTCCTCAGCTTTTTTTTCTATTTTGTTTTGTAAAAACTTATTGAATTTATCAGTATCTTTCTTCATTTCAACATAGTTACTTACAACAGAATCTAGCACACTAATAGTTTGATTTAACACCATAATATCTTGTTTTAATAACGCAATATTATATGCCAAGTCTTTAGCTGTTGGTTTTTTATATTTACGTATAGCCATTACAGTGGTCTCACCATTGGTGGTGCAAAATCTTCTATTTTGCGGTGTAGTTTTTCTAATATCACTACATCAGCAACATTATGGTCATAAACATACTTCATTGCTTTTTCATCACCATATCTAGCTTTTCTCCACATATCAGGTTTTACTCTGGTTTTACCAGCAATACCAAAAAACTCAGTAGCTGCTTGTAAAGAAGAGCGATGTAGTTTTAATTTAGATTTTACCACATAATACAAGTCTTTATGTGCCTTTTGTCTATATAAAGGAAAGTATGTTCCGTGATATAGTGCTCTAGTTCTAATAAAAGGAATATCAAAACGTGTACCATAATAGGTCATAATCACATCATATTTATTCATTTCTTCTACTAGTAGCTCTACAATACGTGCATCTTGTTCTTCTGACATTAATTCTTCTCTAGTAATTTTAGCGCCAGCAACATTCTTATCTCCTCTACCTTTAATACACCAAGATAACATAACATCGATATTAGCACTAAATCCAGTAGATTCAATATCTAGATATCCAATTGTTTTTTCGTGACCTGTAGTATATCTGTAAGGTTTTCTTAATCCAAGAGATTCTAATTTACGTGTCACTGCTTTATATGTTCTATTATAACCAGCAATACGTATTTCTTGGTAAAGAGTAAACGCAGACTTTGCAGTACGTTCATACTGGTCTAATATGCGAATCTCCTGTTCTGTCCATTTTGTTGACATCACTTACCTGCTTTCTTTTCTTGTTCGTTTATTTGATTCCAAATATTTTCTAATACAAATAATCCGCAATCATTTAAGTAATAGTTTTCATCAACTCCTCCAAGTCCAAGATTTTCTAAAGCATAACTAAGATACTCTATATCTTTTGGAGTTAATGTTACAGAATATTCATTTAACTTATATTCGTATTCACTCATATTATTTTCCCCATTTTCTTTGGTTAACGATTAATGCCATAACCGCATAGATAGCAATATCTAAGAATGCGTCCTCAATTGGTTCATTCTTTGCATCTAAGTCGTGTTTCATTGACAAATTTGTTAAACGATTGATTTTATCATTTAATCGAACAATGATACTAAATAGTGACATTTTGATTTCTTCATCTGTTTGAAGCATTGTACCCATTGCTATGTTATTTGGACCATAATCGTATTGTTTTCTACAAAAGGTCAAATACATATTATTCAGTTCTTTTTGAAAGAACTTATCTGTTTCAGGGTAATTTTTTTTAATATATCCTACTACATCTTCAAGAATATATTCTTTTTGACTCATTCCAAGGTTTTCTTTTTCTTGTAATGCTTTATCTTCCATTAAAACTCCTCCTGGTCTTCTCTATCGATTCTATCTTCTAAACTACGGAATACTTCAAATGTTTTTTGTTTTGATAGATTTTCCATTTCAATAAAATATTCTAATCCATCTAACATAAACATTATTGCAGCGTAAGAATCATTTGCTTTTGGATTTTTATGAAGTATATTAACATTTTCACGTAATTCTTCAAATATTTTTTTTAATTTATACTTCATTTCAACTTTCTTAGTATTTTCTACTAGTTGATTGTTTTCTTCATGTAACATATCCATCAGTCTTTTTTCAGTCTCTTTATCCATTAACTTACTCATAGTTCTAACGGTTTTTCTTTTTGTGCTTTACGCCATAGATAGTCTGCTACACCTAATTGGAATAAACCATTACTTAATGCCTCAATCATTCTCTCACTATGCTCTAAACCTGTATTATAGCAGATTGCGTGCAATACTTCGTGGACTAAGGTTTCTTTTTGTCTAGAATCGTCTATTTCTTCATTAATAAGGATAATATTGTTCTTAACAAGGTGTCTACCATACAATTCCTTATCATCATCTTCGTGTTCTAATGGTGTAATCATAATCGTATAGTTATGACCACCTACATTTAATTGCATTTTTTTCATTAATACTCCCATTTGATTAATTGTGTATGCAAATTACAACAATATACTTACACAAGTCAAATAAAAAATAAATTTTTATAAAAAAAGTTGCCGACCCGTAACTTTCATGCTCGTGTACTACGCGACTCACAAGAAAAATCAAAAAAAATAGGTAAACAACAAAAAAAGACTTGCCCCAGATATGCGCAGAAGGTTAAATTTTGCAGTCCGTAGGACGAAAAAAAGCCCCTAATGTTCGGTGTTCGTGATTTGCCTAAAGTGTTCAATCTATTTCCTAAAGCATGTTCGATGTTCTAGAGACTCTAGAGGGGCTTGACCCCAAAATTTGAAAATAATAAAATTTTTATTTCAAAAAAAGAACCATCTCACGAGTATTACCCCAAAATTCCAAAAACCGTTGAGTTTTCCACAAAATTATCCACATATCCACAGTCGTCAACTAAAAAAATTGCCTTAGTTTGTGTGTTTCTTTTTTCTCGTCGATGGCGTCGGGTCTTTTTCCAAGTTGAAATTCTTAAAATTGGTTGAAAATTTGGTTTTTTGGTTAAGGGTTGTTTTTTTGTTAAAAGTGTTTAGGATTTAGGGTTTATTTTATTTTTTTTATAACTTTTTTTTATTTTTTTTTAATTTATTTTCTCAAATCCCTGCAAGTCTAACAATATCAAGAGTTACAGCCATAAATTTTTTTTATTTTTTTTTCTCAAATCGCTTGACTTTTATATACTATATGCTTAAAGTCTAGTATCATCATTATGATGATTTGACAATTTGGGAATTATGGGGATAAGGGCTAAGGCTCAAATAAATGCCTCACAAATATTCACTTGATAATATAGAGAATATATTTTAAATTAAGATTTCACGCGGTTTAAGCAAGGGCTTAATTTAATATATAACGCGTGATTAATACCGAAAGGAGACATATAATGTCAAAATCAGTTAGTAATCAATCAACCTCAAAAGCCAAGGGCGGTGTAGTTTCTCGTCAAACTTGGGATAGTGCAATGTCTCAATATACCCAACTTTTTAAAGATGGGCATATTACTGAAGAAGTCAAAAATGTTTTGATTTCTAAGTATGCTTCAGAGCATAGAGTCAAAGGCACTAGGGGTGAAACTCACCTCTCCATACTTGCGGATTCAAATCCTCAGATTATGGAGAATCTGAAGGAAGTTGACAAGCTTCTCAGAAATATTGAGAGACTTGCCAAAGCCGATGGAACTAAGCTTACCAAGCTTACCAAAGGCGACAAGCCTCAGAAGAAAGGGTTTCCTTCTCTGAGAGTTATGGTTGAGATTAACTCTTAATCACAAAGTAAACAAGGGGGCGGTAATTCTACCGCCCTCACAACCGAAAGGATAAAACTATGGAATTACTTGCACTTCTCTTAGTAATGAGTGTTTTAGGGAATATCATCTTAGCTTTAGAAGTTAAGGGATTACTCAAAGATGTTCATTATCTAAGGCAAGCAAATAGCTATCTAAAAGAGAGAGAGCAACTAAGACTCAGAAATGAGTAAATGATAATATGG